NATTGTCGCCTACAGCCAGACCGGACTACGCTGTGGTTTCTGGATTCGGACCGATTGCGCGAGGAAGTGCACGCGCGTTTTTTCCGCAAGCGCGGCGAGGCGGGCTATCACCACCTGCCTCGCCAGATCCGCGACCGTTCGCTTTGGTGGTACGTGCGCCATATCCTCGGTGAACGGCTCGAGAAGACTTGGAAGCCCGGCAAGGGCGAGGTGAAACAGTGGAAGGCTTATGGTCGCCGCCATGATCTACTCGATTGTTCAGCGTATTGCTTGGCTGGCGCCTACCTCGAGCTCGCGCGCCGCAAGTACTCGTCAGGCGGCGCCGAGTACAAGCAGGCTGCTGGCGAACAATCCGGCTACAAGGAAGCTGACACGAGTGCCGCGACCGCCGACTACAAGGCAGCCAGTGGAGACAAAACCGGATGGAAGATCGGGAGATAATTATGGAGTGCGGTAGCTTGCTACCGCTTTGCCGTTTGGGAGCTTGCTCCCATTCTTCGAGAAAATATAGAAAGGAGATCACGATGGATGATTTTAAATTCAAATTAGGCGCCGAGGTAAGAAGTACGGACGGAGGTTTCAGTGGAGTAATCGTTGGTCGTGTCTGTTACGAGACGGGCTGTCGGATGTATTTGCTAGTACAGAGAGGCGACATTACCGATGAATCGGATTTTGATAATGTGGTTGTCGGTCGGATCGAATACGTGTGTGGTTGTGGACCCAAAATGCCTTCCGCAACCTTCGACAATTGCTGGCTCACCGAGGATGCTCTTGAGCTTATGGCTTGAAAAGGAGACACGACATGGATTTGTGTACGCGCTGTGGAAAAGAGTATGAAGCTGGCCCGGATGGGAGTCTGCCTTGCAAGTGTGGCCACGTGGCAAATCCTCTGTATGCCCCATCAACCACCTATCTACTTCCTCCCGAAAACCCAAACGCCGAGCGCCGCGACGATCTCGCCCGCCTCGCCATGGTCGAGTTGTTGCGCGACGAACTGTTTGTCCGCGCAAGCGTCACGTTATCGGGTGGCGAGATTTCGACGTATGAGGACTCCCCGACTCTACAGGAATCCTTGCCGCTGATCGCGCGGGATTCCTATGCGTTGGCCGACGCGATGTTTGAGGCGAGAAATCAGAACCGCAAAGACGCAAAGAGCGCAAAGAATCGAGAATAAAATGGCATCGATTTCTGGGTTCACACTCGAGGATTTTGTCGAGGACTGTATTTTCGATCCGAGCAAAGAGCTTGTCGCGAAAATCGTCGCTGTGCTGGAGCCGATACGCAAAGACATCGAATATTCTCTGGAAAGTTTTGAGCCTGACGAGCAGTCGTGGCGTGATTATCGAAATGGCATGTGGTCAGCGATCCCCGAGCAACTTCAGATAGAAATCGGCCTAATTCTCAAACGAGTAGTAGACGAAAGAAAGAGAGAAAGAAATATGAATATCATACAATGTCGTTCTTGCGGCGCCAACTATCATGCTGGGCGTCATGGTGAATTCCCGTGCCCTTGTGGTCATGTGGAAAAGCCGCCACCACCGCCACCTCCAGCAATACCGCCTATTCGTCTCATCCGAGAAGGCGATTCAGGGCCATATTGTAGCGAATGTGGAAGTTCTTTCAAACGCGTTTTGCTGCTCCATCGCACAGATCGATGTGTTCAGCCGAAATGCAGCAACAGCTATTACACTCAGAAAAAAGGAGACAATCATGCCTGAAGCTGATAAGACTCCAACCGTCTCATCCAAATTACGCACTTGTGGCCCCGTGCGTCTTGCGAGTCCGGAAGAAATTTACCGCGACGATCTCGCCCGTCTCGCCATGGTCGAGTTGTTGCGCGACGAACTGTTTGTCCGCGCAAACGTCACGTTATCGGGCGGCGAGATTTCGACGTATGAGGACTCCCCGACTCTACAGGAATCTTTGCCGCTGATCGCGCGGGACGCCTATGCGTTGGCCGACGCGATGCTTGAGGCGAGAAATCAAAACCGCAAAGACGACAAGAACGCCAAGGAGAAATAATGGACTGGAAAACAGCTGCGTTCTATTTCGGCCTCTTGGTAGTGTGGGGCCTCTTCATGATTTGGGGCGAACTCGGCTCGATTGCTCGCTGCCTCAAAGAGATTCGCGATGAACTGAAAAAAAGGAGAAAACCATGAAAATCGCCCACTTCTGCCCTTTCGCCCCGCATCGTTGCGGCATGTACGAGACGACTCGTGAGATGCTTCTTGCGGAACGTCGGTACGGCAATAGAGTTGAACTCGTCGATACTGGCATCAACGGCAATCGAAGAATTAACGCAACAGATGAAAGAGACAGCAATAGGCCAATCATAACGACCTCGGATTATTCTGATGTTGTCGACTACGATCTCTTCGTCGTCCATTCCAACATCCCGGATTCGTTTCTACGTCGCACCACCGCGCCCGTCATCCAGATTCTTCATGGCCGTCCCGAGAGTAGCTTCCGGCTGAGCCAGCAGGGCGCCGAGACCCCAGTCTATCAGATCCACAGTCAACACGCCCGAAACCCGCGGTTCCGGCGATTCGTCACGCTCTGGCCCGAACACGTGCCCTACTGGGACGCGCTGATTCCATCGGAGAAGTTCTCCTACGTGACCAATCCGCCGTGTGATCTCGATGCCTTTACGCCCGATGGGAATGCGCACGAGTGGGACCCTGCCGGAAAATTCAACATCCTCGTCGCTGATCTCTGGCGGCCGGACGCCGACCCGTTCCACGTAGCCCACGGTTTGCTCAACGCCAGCTTGACGGCTCCGCCGTTCAAGGCGCATTTCTATGCCTGCAATACGAAGCTCGGCCCGTGGGAATACGTTTTCCGAGCAATGAGGAAGAAAAACATTCTCGGCGAGACCCGAGGCATGATGTTCAACATCGACCGTGTCTACCGCGCCGCTGATCTGGTCGTCACGATCCACCCGATAGCGACCCGCATCGTCCGCGAGTCCCTGGCCTGCGGGACGCCTCTGCTGGCGCCCTGGCCCTCAATCTACACGCACCATCGGTATCTGCCTGGATCCGCTCGCGAGATCAGCGACGCACTGAATAGGGCGATCTCGGCGATTCATCGTAACTCGACACTCGAACGTGAGCGCGCCCGCAAGATGGCCGAGAACAGTTTCGATCTCGAATCGTTCGGTACGGATATGCTCAACATTTACGAGAATGTTCTCGCCGAGAAATCAAAATTACACTCTTGATTCCCTTTGCGTCTTCGCGCCTTTGCGTGAGAAAGGATTTGTCATGCCGAAAAAGAAAACGAAAAAGCATACCTCTGCGCTCGACACACTCGGAGGCCCGCCGAGCGCGCCCATCAAGCCGCAGACTCAACCGCCGCCGATTCAGCGCCAGCGGTTGCCTGCGTTCATGACACGCGAGTTGCCGCCGGAAGACGAAAAGGATTACAAGGCTTGGCTCAAGAAACATGAGGAACGCATGAAAAAAAAACAGGCCCGAATTGATCAGGAGGAACGCAAGACTCGCGTGGCTCGTGAGGCGCTCGAGAAAAAAAAGCGAAAAAAAGCCCTGTCTCAGGACCCAAGATTCTGCTGGCCCAAATCCAAAAAACTGCCGCAATTTGTCGTCAAGGCTCGGCGCCGGCCGCAGCCCTGTCCGCGATGTCGCAGGCTCCGGCTTGACGACGGTGGTCAGGCCGTTATCTGCACCTCTTCTCGCCAGGACATCGCGTGGTTCCGGTGCCAGAACTGCAGGCACCGCTGGTCCCTGCCAGTCAAGCGCGTGTGAAAAAAACGGTACAAGTTGTAACTTTTTTATTTGACATCCCTTGAAACAGGCGGTATAACCCTATAGAATCATTGGACCGCCGCTGATGGCCGTCAGCGGCAATCCTGAACAGGCCCGTGCGGGGGCCGCAAACACTCTGCGCGGGTTTTTCTTTGGCCACCACCACCATCACGGTCGCTTCATTTCAAAACGCTTGCGCCGAGTGCGCCGACGCTATCGCGGCTGAATCGTGGGCTTCAGCCGTCTCCTGGTACGCTCGGGCGGAAGCCATCAACGCCGGACTCGATCTGGATGCCTCTGATGCCCAAGCGCGCGTACGCCGGCGCGAATCTCTTGACGGCCTCAACAAAGCGATTAGCGCCGCGGAAGTCGCCGCCGCCCAGGGGAGCGACGAATCCCGGTTTGTCACGACAAAGACGATTTACGGCACCAATGGTTAAGCCTCTCACACAACGGATCGAAACCGCCACCGACTGGCTCGTCGGGCTCGTCTCGCCTTATCGCCGACATCTACGCTCGCATTTCCGCAAGATGGAGGCGGATCAGACCTATCGCGATTTCGTTCTCACGCTGATGCGAGTCCGTGGCTATCGCGCCGCGCGGTCCAAGGATTCGCAGACGCCCTTCACGGGCGGCGTGCGTTCGGCCGACGCCGAAATCCTGCGCGATCTCCCCAATCTGATCAATCGTTCACGCGAGCTCAACCGCGACGACCCAGTTGCTTCTGGTCTGACTCAGAGCTTCGTCGATAACGTCGTCGGCACGGGTATGCGTCTTCAGGCGCGCACGGGCGTGCCGGAAACAAACAAGCGCCTCGAATCCGTCATCGAAGAGTCTGCGGACAGGTTGTTCAGAGCGGAATCGATTGGCTGGGGCGCCGGACAGCGTCTCATCCTCCGCAAGATGCTCGAAGACGGTGGGGTCTTTGTCAAGCGCGCGAAACGCGATCCCACGGATCCGTTGTGGTTCGAGATCGTCGAGAAAGACCGCGTCTGCACGCCGCCAGCCCAAAACTCGCGGGACCCCAAGGGCCAGATCCGCGACGGCGTCGAATTCGACAGCGCAGGTGTACGGACAGCCTACTGGGTCCGAAAACACCACCCAGGCGATACGTTTACGGGCGTGGCCGCCTCCTCAACCGATTACATGCGCGTGGACGCGACTGACATCTTTCACGTGCGGATGCCGACTCGCCCCGGCCAAACCCACGGGGTCCCGTGGTTTCACGCGATCCTGCAGGATCTCCGAGACCTCGATCTCCTGTTGGTCGCGTCTCTCAAACGCGTGCAGATAGCAGCGTGCCTGTCGGTATTTATCGAAAGCCAAAAATCCATTCCCAATCTGCTCGACGTGACAGCAAAAAAATACGGCTACAAGCTCGATCAGAAGATCGAGCCTGGCATGATCTTCAAATTATTCCCGGACGAAAAAGCCTCGATGCTTTTGCCGAATTTCCCGACGCCGGAGCTCGTGCCGTTCGTCGTGATGCTGGCTCGGCGGATCGGCGCCGCGCTCGGCATATCCTGGCAGATCGTCCTCAAGGATTTTTCCGATTCGACCTACAGCTCAGCCCGTACGGATCTGCTTGAGGCTCGGATCCGCTATCGCGTCTTACAGCATTTGCCGTTGCGGCAGACAGTCGTCTGGATTTACGCGAGTACACTGGAAGACGCGCGGCTGCGCGGCGACATGCGGATGCGCGGCGTCGCGGACGCGCAGATCCGAATGGTCCACGCGATTGCCAACGGGTGGCACTGGGTCGATCCGCTCAAAGAAGTACAGGCGATCCAGATTTCTCTACTGCTCGGCATCACAACGCTACGCGATGTCTGCGCCTCTCAGGGTCTCGACTGGGAAGAGGTGATGGTCCAGCGCCTGCAGGAAGAAAAACGCGAGCAGGAACTACGGAAACAGTTCGGGCTCAACGACAAGGCGGCCCTGCCAGCGCCGCCGCCGGATGATAAGGAAGACAAGAAACCCTCGAACAAAAAGGCAGCCTGATATGCCGTTTCAGAACGAACACCGCGCAAGACTTAAAGATCCCAAGCTGTTCAAGAAGGACAAAAAGTATTGGGGCCGAACTCACGGCGGTACGATCTTCGGCAGCAAGAAAATCCCCACGAGCATCGATATCATCTGGGGCCAACTCAAGACACAGTCAGGCAAACAGGCTGCGCCGCAGTCACTCGCTTTCCCGATCAAGCGCTGGACAGTCGTCAAAGCCAAAGCGTGGCTCAAACGCAACAAGGTAAAATACATCCTGTTCGAGAAAGCCAAGAAAGCTCGTGAATCTCGCGGCTCGCCGGTTGCGCAGGCCTGTCAGTACGGCTTGATCGAGAATCTTGAAATCCGCAACGTCGACAAGGAAAAACGCGAAATCACTTTCGTCGCCGCCACCGAGGGCGGCGTGCGGACCTGGACGGGTCGCGAGTATCTGCGGATGTCCGGCATACGGCTGCAGCGATTCAGAAAGAACCCCGTCATCCTCGACGCCCACCGTACCGACACGGTCGACCGCATCGTCGGCAGCGGCAAAGTCAAGACGGAGGACCGCAAGCTAATCCTTACCGCCACGTTTGCCCAGACGGAACGCGGCGAGATCGCCTGGCAACTGGCGAGCGGCGGTTTCCTGAAAGCCGTATCCGTGGGCTTCTTCCCGAACCATTCCAAGACGATCCATCTCGAGGAAGGCGAAACCGACGGCAAGGGCGAACACGAAATCAAGGGGCCCGCCGAAATCATCAAGGAGTGGGAACTCGCTGAGATTTCCGTCGTGCCCGTGCCAGCCGACGAGGACGCTATACGTCGCGCATTGTCGCCACTCTCCATGGAGCAGGGGCGATTGATCCGATTGTTCAACAACGTTTTTTCCAAGGAGGATATCATGGAGTTCGACAAATGGCTTAAAGAGCGCGGATTCACTGATCCGGATTCCCTCGACGAAACGCAGACCGAAAGCCTGCGCGCGCTGTTCGACCAGACGAACGGCGCTGAGGAAGAGATCGACGACAGTTCCGCCGATTCGACCGAGCAAAAGCCAGCCAGCAAGCCGAAGGTGGCGCCGTTGCCCGGCGAGATCCGCGCCAGGGAGATCCGCGCCATGACGCCCCGCGGGCTCGAGGAGATCGCGGACCGTTGTATCATCGAAAACAAGAGCGTCGAGGATGCGCGCAAGCTGATCCTCGACGAGTTCACCAAGCGCACCGCGCCGGTCGGCACGCCCGCGCCCCAGGAACCCGGCAAGCCCGGGGACAACAAGGAGGAGAAAAAGCTCGAAGTCAACAAGATGGACGACGCAGCCATCAAGCGCGCGCTTGTCGGCTGATTTTGGCGCAGGTCTCTGGCCTGCATTTTGTCCGACGCAAAAGAGTCAACGTTTCTTGATTTTTCAAGGAGGTCAATCATGCCGAACCGAGTCGCATGGGTGGGCAATGTGAACGGCGCCGTCGGACCCTACATCATGAAGGGTCTGTTTCAGGCTGGCGACAGTCAGGCCGTCTTGCGGGGCGAAATCCTACAGCTCTCCGGTTCCAACTGGGTGCCGATGAGCGCGGACGGCGCGATGAACAGCGACGTCGCGGTTGCGAACGAAGAGATCAAGGCTGGGGACCGCGCCGGCTACTACGAGATCGTCGTTCCGCGTCCCGGCGACATCTTCGACTTCGAGCTGTCGGCCGCTTCCGCCATCGCGGTGGCCGCCGCGCTCTACTGGTCGACCTCGCAGGTGCTCGCGGCGTCCGGCTCCAACGTGCTGGGTCGCGCAGTCGGCCAGGAACACTATCCGCAGTTCCAGGGACACCTGTCAGACGACGCTTCCGGTGACGCTGGCACGACCATTCGGAACACGTCGTACGTACGGATGGTCTTCCTCGAAAGCGTGTCGTATTACAGCGCGTTCCAGACTGGCTGATGCTGAATACGGATTTCGGATTTCGGATTGCGGTTGCATCCGAAAACCTCAAATCCGAAATCCATAATCCGCAATCCGCAATCGAAAAAGGAGGTTGAACATGCCTGACACCAAACAGAAGAGAGGCGGACGCCGGGCGCTGATCCGCCATCCCAACGTCCAGTTGGGCGGTGGCGCTGGTCTGGATGTCGCCGGACTCCGTAGTCTGGCGCAGTCTGATCCCACCGGATTCATGGGCAAATGCCGCGGGCTGATCGATTCGGGCGAGCTGCGGTGGTCCGATGTGACGGACCTGCGCCGGCTGTTTTTGGCCCTCAGTGACGTGCAGGTCGAAGCCCACGTCAACGTGATGGGCGAGACCCGCGCCATCATGGCGTCGGCTTTCCCGCTGTTGTCCGGGGCTCTGACGGTCGCGGGCATCAACGAGGCATACGAGGCCCTGCCGTACATCGGCGAGCTGCTCGTGACTGAGGTCGATTCGAACAAGAAGGTCTCGGAATACGCCGCCATCACTTCGATGGACAGCCAGATCGACGAAGTCGACGAAGGCAAGGATTTTCCCGAGATCCAGGCTGGCGAGGAGAAGTATGAAATCCGCCATCGCCGCAACGGTCGCCGCCTCAGCATCACGCAGGAGACCATCGAGGAAAACGACGTGGGCGGCATCGTGGACCGGATCAACGCGCTTGTCGAGATCGCCGGCGAGTTCGTCGAAGAGCAGACGCTCCGCCGCGTCTGCGACATTGACGGTTCCGCGACCTCCCCGGCCGAACCGTACGTGCTGCGTCCCTCCGGGGCGGGCACTTCGCTCTTCAGCACCACGGCCAACACGCCGGGCACCCGCGCGCCGCTCGGGACTCGCATCAACAACAATGCTCTGGTGGCGGGCGCGGATCTGGAAATCGCCCGCGTGCGTCTCGCTGGGATGCTGAATTCCCGCGGCAAACGCATCGCGATCCCGATGAGCCAGTGCCAGTTGCTCGTGCCTGACGCGCTGGCCAGCGCGGCGTTCAAGATCGTCAACTCCGAGTACGAGGCGGGCGTCGAGAACGAACTCAACACCTGGGGGCCGCGTGGTCCCTATCGCCCCACGGTCGTCTCCAGCCCCAAGGTCGACGATCTGTCCACGACCGCGTGGTATCTCGGCAACTTCAAGAAGCAATTCAAGCGCAAGTGGAAGCTCCGGTTCGAATACGTCACCCTCGCGGGCGATACCGAGAGCTTCCTCAAGAGCCGCATCGGGTTTCAGGCGCGCATCGCCTGGGACTGCGAGATCGGCGCCGTGGACTACGTCTACGTGGTTCAGTCTCTGTCTGCTTCGATCGCGCCGTAAGGTGAACGACGCGGTTTCTGAGAATTGAAGAAACGCTGACGCGGCCAGTCAGCGATACAGGGGGAAGCCCCTTGAGGTCCGCATGCTTCTCTGTG